TATAAAAAGAAAGGAACTGAGTTAGCATTTACAGTAACAAAAGTAAACCATTCTATATCAGGGGGAGATTGGACAACAACATTAAATACTGTTTGTAGAATTATTAGTTAGTGTAATTATTATGAGTACCGGAAATAGATTATATTATCCAAAGACACATATTGTCAATAATTTATATACGTCAGGAAAGGAATGGATGTACGAAGATGGTACAGAGTATATGGGGTACTATCATAGGTATATTGACGGAATACGTATGTCAGGTGCTGTATTTGAAAAAGGGTATTCGAAGAAATTAATACCTTATAAAGATTATGTAAGACAGCCCGATACAATAGTATATGATGGATTAAAAGCACGTAAAGAATATTTTACGCCATTACAATCATATCCTATCCCAAATGAAGATGACTATGCCGAAGGAAAAATTTTGCGGTATTTTATAAAGCGCAGAAATTATTCAACATATCAAGATATTGTAGAAATTAATAAACCGCAATACCGAGCTTGGCAAAAGCGACGCTCAGGTATTGACGAGACTTTATATGACGCGATTAGTTTAGATTGGAAACTAACGGGTCCTTTACATGACGAAGTTGACGGATTAAATACTACATATGGCGTATATGATACTAATTTTCGAGTAGTAAAGTTATGGGATACCAAACTTTCTGGATTATTAAATTTCCTAACAGACTATACAGAATTATCAATTTATTCGCCTTACGTAGATAAAAAGTATAAAGAATTATTTGGTTAAACCAAAATAATTTCTTATATTTATGTAAGATATGCGAATAATAGAGACGACATCTGAGTTTTCGGACTTCATTGAATCTAATAAAGGATTCGATTGGGTAATCGTCCCTACATATTGTAACGGAGAGCGACCTGTATATACAGATTCACTTTCTGTAGTATATGTGTATTGCTTAATAAAAGATGAAGATGCTATGATTGTATTTAATCATACAGAAGGTCTTCCAATGTCAGAAAGCTTAATCAATCAGTTTCCAGAAGATAATCAAATATTTGTATATAATAAGAAACGTTTTAAACGATTTTTAGACAGGCCAAATTTGGTTGATATTGATATGGTTGAGTATTTTCATAAAAACCATCCGTTTGAAGATGATTTTGAAACGACTGCTCATGAATATTTTACGAGGCAGTTTACTCGTTTTAATAATTTAAATGCAATCATTCCAATTACAAAGCATATTGAAAAAGCCCAAGCTATATGTTCAAGATTTTTAGATGTATACGATTATTATAATAAAGATGAGGCATTTACAAAGTATGATGAGCTCATCATTGACAGCTTATACCAAATTGAAAAAAATGGGTTATTTGTAAACTATGAACAATTTAATAAAAAATTTCCAGGTTCTCACATATACGATCAGTATACGTTTAGCGAATATAATGTATATACTACCACCGGACGTCCTAGTAATCGTTTTGGCGGAATTAACTTCGCAGCTCTAAATAAAGAGAACGGTCAACGAACTCCATTTGTATCGAGATTCGGTGAAAATGGATTTATGATGTCATTTGACTATGACGCTTACCACCTTCGCTTATTAGCAGAGCTTGTAGATTATACATTTCCTGAAGATATATCAGTACACGAATATCTAGGTCAGTTTTATTTTGATAAAAAAGAATTAAGTCCTGAAGAATATTCAGAGTCTAAAGGAATAACATTCCGACAACTATATGGAGGTATCAATAAAGATTATTTGGTGATACCTTTTTATTCAAAGGTACAAGAGTATACTGAGTTACTTTGGCAAAAATACAAAGAAGATGGGTTTATAGAAACTCCAATATTTGGCAGAAAATTATTTAAGTCATTCTTTTCAGATATGACAGCTTCAAAGCTACTTAACTATTTATTGCAAAGCTTCGAAACTGAAAGAAACATGGCCGTGATACATAATATACTTCAACGTACAAAGTCTTTTAAATCTAAACTAATACTTTATACATACGATAGTTTCTTATGGGACTTTGACAAACGAGACGGCGCTATGGCTATCAAAGCAATTAAAGATGTTTTGGAACAAGACGGAAAATATCCAGTAAAAATAGAGATTGGACCTGACTATTCTAATATGGTTTTGGTAGAAAGAAAAATTTAAGATACATATTTATATATGAAACGAATCGGTTATAATATTATTAACTTTGGTACAATTAATTTGTCTTTTTACTACAGAGCCAGAGCTCGATCATACTTCAAGTATGATTGCAAAAACGTATGAAGTAGTATATAGACGAATATTTGTATTATCGATTGAAGACTCTGAAGAGTTAGTATGTAGCTTTAACGTAGAAAAAGGCAACCATAAAAAGCAATTGCCAGGAGCAATGCTAGTACATAGGAAAAAAGAAACGAATACGTTATATACTATCAATTCATTAAATGCTTTAATCCGCAAAGAAAATAATGGAATGGCAGATTCAAAGTTTTCGGTTGATTGGACAAAATACTCAAATAGTCTGTTAGTAACCTCAAACAACGAGTTAAAGGTTCTTAAGACAAAAGTGTATCAGTTAATCAATTTGTAAACTTTTTAAAGAAATATTTGGTAACTTCGAAAGGTTATCTTATATTTAGGTTATATTAGTTATTGAAAATGTCGCTTTGGCTATTCTAGACCTGTTAAAGACGCATTAACAATTACTAATTATCAATTACTTATTAACAATTAATTATTTAAAAACAAAATGGCTATTAATTTAGACGCTATCAAGCAAAAGCTCAATTCGTTACAAAACGTAACAAGTAAGCAAAACAACCTTTGGAAGCCAGAACCAGGCACTCAGGTTATTCGTATTGTTCCTTATCAATACAATCGAGAAAATCCTTTCCAAGAACTTTATTTTCATTACAATTTCGGTGGTAAATCAGTACTGTCGCCAATGTCTTTTGGTCGACCTGACCCAATCATGGAATTTGGTGAGAAGTTGAAATCAACAGGAAGTTCTGACGATTGGAAAATGGGTAAAAAACTAGAGCCGACTATGCGCTGCTATGTTCCTGTTATCGTCCGCGGTAAAGAAATGGAAGGCGTAAAGTTCTGGGGCTTTGGTAAAACCGTTTATCAAGAACTCTTAGGCTTCATTGCAGACCCAGACTATGGTGATATTACAGATCCAATGGCAGGTCGCGACGTTGCAGTTGAGTTTAAAGCTGCGGATCAAACCGGTAAGTCTTATCCTGAGACATCGATCCGAGTTAAACCAAATCAAACTCCAGTAACAGACAACAAAGCTGTATTAGAGAAGATTGGTAATCAACCTAAAATTACTGATGTATTTAAAGAGTACACCTACGACGAAATGACTCAGATGTTACATAACTGGCTTGACCCAGAAAATTCTGAAGAGTCTGAATCTGCGCCCGCAAAAGAAGCAAAACCAGAGAGTGCTAATAAATCTAGCATTTCAGAAGCGTCTTCTGTAGCAAAAGTAGATGACGTAGCGTCAGCATTTGACTCTTTATTTAACGAGTAATTAACAATCCTTAATAAGGTTACACTTAAACTATGGCAAAAAGAACAGCAGTTGCTGAAGGTGCGGTTGCGGATGATTTAGCAAACGTATTAGCAGACAATCTTAACAAGAAATTTAAAGGCTCAAATTATAAAGTAGCTTATTTCTTAGAAGGTGACACCGATGCTCCTTCAGAAGTTTCGGAATGGATTTCGACAGGTTCGACAATGTTGGATCTAGCAATTTCAAACCGACCCAATGGAGGTCTTCCAGTAGGAAGAATTATCGAAATTACCGGATTGGAAGCTTCGGGTAAATCATTACTCGCAGCCCACGCTTTAGCAGACACACAGAAAAAAGGTGGCTTAGCAGTATATATTGATACTGAAAATGCTATCTCAAGAGAGTTTCTTGAAGCTATAGGTATTAACCTAAAGGACATGTTATATGTCCCGTTAGAAACCGTTGAAGATATCTTTGAAGCGATTGAATCGGTCATTGAATCTATCAGAAAGAGTTCTAAAAATAGATTAGTAACTATAGTAGTAGACTCTGTAGCGGGAGCGTCAACGAAAGTTGAAATGTCAGCAGACTATGATAAAGATGGTTGGGCAACCTCAAAGGCAATTATCTTATCAAAGGCAATGCGTAAAATTACTAACTTTGTTGGTAGAGAGCGCATCTGTTTGATATTTACAAATCAGTTGCGTACTAGATTGGGAGTGACGTTTGGCGACCAATGGACCACTTCAGGTGGTAAAGCAATCGCATTTCACTCTTCAGTCCGTCTTCGACTTAAATCAGTAGGTCAAATCAAATTAGCAAAATCTACAGATAAGCCTGAAGCAGTAGTTGGTATTACCACTCGAGCTCAGGTAGTAAAAAACCGTATGGGGCCGCCCCTGCGAACTGTAGACTATGATATCTATTTTGATTCGGGTATTGACGATTACGGTAGTTGGTTAACATTGATGAAAAATTATGGATTGGTAGATCAAGCAGGTGCATGGTATACATATACTAATACAGACACAGGCGAGATTGTAAAATTCCTTTCTAAAGATTTTAAGTCAAAATTGATTGACGACGTAGAAATGAAAGAGCAGGTTTATAAATCAATCTGCGAAAAATACATTCTTAATTATAGAGCAGGAGAAGACTTTGGAATCGATGATATCGAAATTGAAGAAGACTTCGAAGGCGAAGAATCATAATAGATGAAAGGTTACGCTGATTTATTAAAAGAAGTTCGCGAAGACCACGAAAAACGAAGTTCAGGCCTAGGTAAAGATGACAAAGTTCTCATTATCGACGGTCTGAACTCGTTTATTCGGGTATTTAGCGCAGTGCCATTAGTTAACGACGATGGCGACCACATTGGTGGCTCAATTGGATTTTTAAGATCAATTGCAGCTGCAATTAGGCAATTTAAACCCACCCGGTGTATTATCGTATTTGACGGTAAAGGAGGTAGTGCACGGAGAAAGAAAATGTACTCTGGGTATAAGGACGGTAGGTCAATGTCAACTAAATTTAACAGGCGTGAAGATGTTGGCTTTCAAACCGTTGAAGAAGAATTAGCTTCTATGCGACATCAAATGGGACAGTTAGCAGAATATTTGCAATGTTTGCCAATTACATTTATGTCCATTGATAATATAGAGGCAGATGATGCGATTGCATATTTAACGACCGAAGTATTCGAGCCAAAAAAGAGTGAAGTCATTATTATGTCTGATGACAAAGACTTCTTACAATTAATTAGTGAGACAACTTCAGTATGGCGTCCGGTCGAAAAAAAATATTATACCCCAAAAGAAGTTTTGGAAAAATTTGGAATTCCGTCACATAACTTTATTCATTATAAAGTATTTATGGGTGATAATTCTGATAATATAAAAGGAATCAAAGGCATTGGTATCAAAACCTTAATTGGTAAGTATCCTATGCTATTAGAAGAAAATACAAAGACATTAGAGGATATTATAGACTATACGGTTCAACGAAAAGACGAACACAGAGTGTACAAATTAGTGTCAGATAATGAAAATACACTTAAACTGAATTGGGATTTAATGTCATTACGCGATTTAAATATATCAGGTAATATTAAATTACTAATAGCTGATATCGCAAATAATCCAATTCCTTCGATGAATGTATATAAATTTAAAAAAATATTTATGTTAGACAAAGCATATACTGCTATACCAAATGTAGATTCTTGGCTGTCGAATAGTTTTAATTCATTAGCAGCATTTTCCAAAATTAATTAGGAACGTTTAAAAGAATTTATTATATTAAGGTATGTCAGATAAGTTATCAAATTTTGGTTATGGGTTTCAGGTGAAGATTGTCGCTTCACTGCTGTCGGATAAAGCATTCCTGCAGCAAGTAGCAGACATTCTTCTTCCTGATTTTTTTGAGTCAGAATCTAACCAATGGATTGTTGATACAATTATTAAGTATTTTCACGATTATAAAGTTCCACCTACGTTAGATGTTTTTAAGATTAAGGTACAAGATGCTGGCAGTGATGTATTAAAAGCTTCAGTGATTGAAAGTCTTAAAGATGCTTTTAGACATCTAGAGTCGGAAGATTTAGAATTTGTAAAAGAAGAGACACTTAATTTTTGTAAAAACCAAGCTATTAAGCGAGCAATCTTAGATTCAGTTCAATTATTAAATCGAGGTCAATATGAAGAAATTAAAGCTACAATTGACGCCGCAATGAAAGCTGGAGCTGACAAAGAAGTCGGTCATGAATATAATACAACAGCAAATGTAGAAGCTCGATATAAAGAAAACGTGCGAAGTACAATTAACACCCCATGGCCAGTAATTAATGATTTAGCTGACGGAGGATTTGGTAAAGGAGAATTAGTAGTATTTGTCGCTCCTGCTGGTATTGGTAAATCGTGGGGTCTAATTAATGTTGGAGCCCATGCAGTTAAGCAAGGATTAAATGTTGTACATTACACCCTTGAATTAAATGAAGGTTATGTAGGTCAGCGTTACGATGCTGTATTAACTGGCATTGCTAATCAAAACTTAAAGTATAATTTAGATGAAGTACAAAGCGCGGTGTCTAAATTAAAAGGAGATTTGACTATTAAGTATTATCCTACAAAAACAGCTTCATGTTCAACATTGCGAGCTCATATAGAAAAAATGATTTTGTTAGGAAAGAAGCCTGATCTAATCATAGTCGACTATGCAGATTTGTTAAGAGGTGCTGTGTCTCGAAAAGAAATGCGTCACGAATTAGAATCAATTTATGAAGATCTTCGTGGGGTTGCTGGAGAATATGAAGTTCCATTATTTACAGCTTCGCAAGCAAACAGAAGTGCATTAGAGCAAGATGTTATTGAAGCTGATAAAATTTCTGAATCTTATTCAAAGGTTATGATTGCAGATTTTGTGCTTTCATTATCTAGAAAGGTGACAGATAAAATTGCAGGTACTGGTAGATGGCACATTATCAAAAATAGATTTGGGCCTGATGGACTTACGCTGCCTAGTAAAATGAATATGAGCAATGGCCAAATTCATATTTACGAAGAAACCTCTATGCAAGGAAGAGAAACTAAACAAACTATGGAATCTGGAGAAGAGCTTTTGCGCAAAAGTTTATTGCAAAAGTATAAAGAAGTCCAGGGGGATTCTTTAGGGTAATGAATAGTTATTATTCCGGGGGAAAGAACTCAACTTAATAATTTACATTAAATGAATAAGAATATTTTTATGCCACGGGTAAACATTTTACCCTATGAATACCCTTCGCTACTCGCATATAAAGATGCTATTAGACACTCTTATTGGATTGATACAGAATTTAATTTTACAACCGATATTGACGACTTCAAAACAAAAGTTAGTGATGAAGAGCGGGAAGTAATTAAGCGGGCTATGTTAGCAATCGCTCAAATTGAAGTCAATGTCAAGACATTTTGGGCTGATATGTATAAGCGTATGCCGATTACCGAAGTGGGTGATGTGGGTATGACATTTGCTGAGTCTGAAGTAAGACATAAAGATGCGTATGCACGTTTAATTAGAATTTTAGGATTAGAAGATGAGTTTCAACATGTTATTGAAATTCCTGCTATTAAAGATAGAATTACGTATTTGACAAAGTATCTTGACGGAACTCGTAGTAAAGATAATAAAATGTACACAAAGTCAGTACTTCTATTCTCTTTATTTATTGAGCATGTAAGTCTGTTTAGTCAGTTCTTGATTATGATGTCATTTAATAAAGAAAAAAACCTATTTAAAGGTATTTCAAATGTAGTAGAGGCAACAAGTAAAGAGGAAGAAACACATGGAAATTTTGGGTCAGAAATCATTAATATTATTAAGCAAGAGAATCCTGAATGGTTTGATGAAGATTTTGAGCATCTTATTTATTCGGCGTGTAAGAAGGCGTATAAAGCAGAGGTTAAAATTTTAGATTGGATTTTTGAAAAAGGAGAATTAGACTTCTTACCAAAACATACTATCGAGCAATTTATTCAGAATAGATTTAATACTTCATTGCAGCGAATCGGAATGAAGCCAGTATTCGAAGTAGATTTCTTAGAAGTAGAAAAGACTCTTTGGTTTGATGTAGAAATTACTGCGACTAAAGAAGGAGATTTCTTTTATAAGAAACAAATTGATTATAACAAAAAAAGCAAAAGCATAACAGAAGACGATTTATTTTAAACTAAAAAGATACAATGGAATACGAAAAATACTATTGGCTAAATGAAGATAGCCGCACGTTTTTATCAAGAGGTTATATTACCGAAAGCCCTGAGCAAAGAATAAAAGATGTTGCAAATACCGCAGAAAAGTATCTTAAAGTTGAAGGATTCGCAAAGAAGTTTGAGGAGTATATGTCAAAGGGTTATTATAGCCTATCTACTCCAGTTTGGATTAATTTTGGTAAAGAAAAAGGATTGCCAATTAGTTGTTATGGGTCAAATATAGATGATACATTAGATAGCATTTTAAATGCAGGCCGTGAGATTGGTATGATGTCAAAATATGGAGGAGGCACATCTGCATATTTAGGAAATATTAGACCACGCGGAACGAGAATTTCTACCGGTGGCACAGCAGATGGACCGGTCCACTACGCCAGGCTATATGACACTACAGTAGACGTATCAAAACAATCGCAAGCTCGACGCGGCGCGTGTGCCGTATGGTTGCCAGTTGAACATGATGATATTTTAGAATTTTTAGATATCGGCACTGAAGGTAATCCAATTCAGAATTTGCAGTATGGAATTACTGTTACGGATAAGTGGCTTGAGGAAATGAAAGAAGGCGATGCCGATAAACGTAAAGTATGGGCTAAAGTTATTCAGCGTCGAAATGAGTTTGGGTTTCCTTATATTATGTTTAAGGATAATTCAAATAATAACTCCCCATATAAAGAATTAGGATTAGACATTACAGCATCTAACTTATGTAGTGAAATTCAATTACCTACAGATAGCTTTAATTCATTTGTATGTTGTTTAGGATCATTAAATCTTTTACATTGGGATGAAATTAAAGATACAGATGCTATTGAAATTTATACCATGTTCCTTAATGCTGTTATGGAAGAGTTTGTACATAAGTCATATAATATGCCTGGTATGAAACGAGCTTGGAGGTTTGCAAATGATCACAGAGCAATTGGATTGGGTGTATTAGGGTATCACTCTTTATTTCAATCTAAATTAATTCCTTTTGAATCACTTCAAGCTAAGCAGTTAAATCACGAAATCTTTAAAACTCTTAAAGAAAGAAGTGAAGTAGCTTCGAAATGGTTACATGATGAGAGAGGTTATAAATCACTCAGAGATGGATTTGCAAATACAACCTTAATTGCGATTGCACCAACTAAATCAAGTTCTTTTATTTTAGGTCAAGTAAGTATGGGTATTGAGCCAATCAAATCTAATTATTTTATTAAGGATTTAGCTAAATCAAAGACAATTTATAAAAACCCATACTTAGAAGCTGAATTAGAAAAATATGGATTGAATACTCCTGAAACTTGGGAAGGAATACTTAAGAAAGACGGATCAGTCCAACATTTAGATTTTCCCACTAAAGAAGTATTTAAGTCATTTATTGAAATTTCTCCGAAAGAAATTATATTACAAGGAGCTCAAAGACAAAAATTTATTGATCAATCGCAGTCATTAAATTTAATGATACACCCTTCAGTGCCAGCAAAAGATATCAATCAATTATATTTGTATGCACATGAAGAGGGAGTAAAAACATTGTATTATCAATTTAGCCAAAGTTCTGCTCAGTCATTTGCTAGGAACATTTTAGAATGCGTAAGCTGCGAAGCGTAAGTATAACTGTTATATATTTATTATAAAGAATATATGAATTTTCCAGTTAGAGGATATTACCACCCTGAAGAGTGCTTCGCTACTATTTCCGAATGGGAAGAAATAGCGAAGCAATTTTTAGCCTTAGAAAAGCAAGGCTTTGATACTCGGGGTGGCATTATTGACGACAACCACCAGTTAGTTCAATTAATTAATCGATGGTTTAAATTTCAGTTATATGTTGAAACTCAGCGTTACGATCTTCTCACTCAAAAAAATGTCTTAGATTTTATTGAAGATTTTGTTAATCATCGAGTATGGCAATTGCGCGGAGAATTTAATGAAATGGTTGGAGAAGGTCTTATTGATAAAATAAAAATAGCATATTTCTATTCCAGAGGTGATATTGAACCATATATGTTATTAGACCAAGAGTTTACATCAGATCTATATGGCAACACTAATCACATTGTAACTACACTACATTGGACGTCAGAGCAGGGAGTAAAAAATCTTAAAGACTCGGTTGACAACGGAGGATTATATGCAATATCATCATTTACTAAACAGTATCAAAAATTCTTCAGGCCTGAATCAAATCATTTAGTAAAGATAAAAGGAAAATTGGTAGCAGCATTCAAATCAGATATTAAATCAATTGTAACTGACCGAGGTAATAAAGCTGCTAATATGTATCGGTTAGGTCATCCAGAAGGAGAGCAGACAAATATTTGTATGAGCACTTCATTATGTTCTGATAATGACCACTCGACTTATCTATGGGATGAAGTAATTGTTAAGCCTATAGAAATTATAAATGTTAAACAAGTAATCAATTATTAATAAAGTCATGAAAATTTTACACTTTACGGCTGATTGGTGTGGTCCATGTAAAATGATGAAACCAAAAATAGAAGCCTTTAAAACAGAAATGGGTGGCCGAGTTGATGTTCAGTCGATCAATGTTGACGATAACACAGAACTCACTTCAAAATATAATATCAGGAACATTCCTACGTTTTTATTTTTAAACGAAAACGAAGATGTGCATGCACATTTAATTGGAGCTCAGCCTATCACTAAATTTCAAGAAATAGTTTCGGAATATGAAAGTCAAAATTAAAAAGTTACACCCAGAAGCCATAGTACCTAAGTATGCTACTCAAGGCGATGCTGGATTAGATATGACAGCCGTAACGGCTAATATCGACCAAAGTGGTTTGTTTATTGAATATGGAACGGGCCTTGCAGTTGAAATACCAGAAGGATATGTAGGATTATTATTTCCTAGAAGTTCAGTATCAAAAACTTCATTGGTATTAGCAAATCATGTTGGGGTAGTCGACTCTGGATATAGAGGAGAAATTAAATTTAGATTTAAAGATTTAGGACTCCAGGCATATGAATATGAGCCAGAAATTCTTCAAACACTTCAAGAGGATCGTGCAAGAAAAGAATTACCTGAATTGACAGGGCCATCAGAAAATTTTGTATGGGTAGCAAATGAGTCAGCATATGAAATTGGAGACCGAATTGGTCAATTAGTTATTATTCCTTATCCACAAATTGAATTCGAAGAAGTAGAAGAATTAGGAGATTCGGAACGTGGTTCGGGTGGATATGGCTCAACCGGAAATTAATAGTTTTTGTATATTTATATAAAAGAATTACAATGAAAGAATTAGCTTCGGTCTTATTACATTCACAAACACAAGCTCACGTATTCCATTTACGTACAAACTCATATGCGGCTCATAAAGCACTTCAAGTATATTATGAAGGCATTGACCCATTAGTAGATGGATTAGTGGAGTCATACCAAGGACGTCATGGTCTTATTGAATTTGACACTGTAGAAACAATGGATAATGATGCTTCTACAGAAAATGTAATAAAGTATTTTGAAAAACTATTATCAATTGTAGATAAACTTCGAAAAGATTCTAAACTAGAAGAGTCGCAATTTCAAAATGATATTGATACAGTTGTAACACTAATCTTATCTGCAAAGTATAAATTAGAAAACTTAAAATAATGGCAATCAATTTAGATAATATATTAGGCGCGACAAAGTCTCAAAAAACAGTTTTAAAAGAATCTGTACAAGAAAAAACAGTTGTATCTCCTAAGGTTAATATTGATGCTATTTTAACTGAGTGGTCTTGGAGATGTAAAAAAGGATATCCTGATTTTAATAATAAATCAGATATGCATCAGCTTCAAATCGTTTTAGAAGAAATGGGAGTAGATAATCCATTTCCAATTGTAGAGGCTGAGCCAGCAGAGACATCAGATACTGATTTAGGTACATTTACTAATATGTATGTAAATAATTATTCTGAGTGGGCTTCAATGATTAATAAATTATATCCAAAACACGGAGCCGGAATTGCTAAAGCGTTTAAATCTTATATACCAAACAGATCAACCCCGTTAACGGCTGACCAGTTGCAAACATTAAATTTATTTGGAACTATAACAGATCCATCTAATTTAATTGCAACTATTAATTCAAATGCCAATAATACATTATTTCAATCTTTATTTGAAATAAGCTCAGTAACTGGCGCAGCAGGCGGCAAAGCAGAAACTTCAGGCCGCGGAGGATTAGGAAAAGGAGAAGTACTATGTGTATTGCTTTTACGTGATGGTGCTTCAGGAGGAACTAGCGGAGCTGATATTGAGAAACCATTTAAAGCTGAGGTAAAATCTGAAACAAGCCCAACATTTAAAGTTCCACTAAATGCGGCCCGAGTTACTCGACCAAAAGTACAAAATGAATTTCGTAGAATATTTTCCTGGATATCAGAAGTTAAAGATTTAGATAATGGTAAAATGTACACTGATTTTTTAGAGTCAGTTAACGATTTACTTCCATCTGGACAAAAAATGACTAAGCTCAAAAATGAAGATGCATATTTTAGAGCAGAAAGCGTTGCGAATGTCAATGGGCAAGAATTAACAAATCTAGCTAAATTTTTCGTTGGATGTAAAAAGAAATTTTCCGGAGCCGAAGCGAATGATGAAGTGTATATGGATATTGATGGGCCCGGTGCTGAGGATGCATTAGTTAAAGCAAAATTAAATAAACCAGAGGATGTTCAAAATATTAAAGTTGACCAAGAAGTTAGCTTTACTGTATTATCTAAAGACGTCGACGAAGTTAAATTATTTAAATCTTTTGAAAATAGACTTAGACGTCATGACTTTGTGTTATCACCTGACTCATTTGCAGCCCAACTTAAAACTGATGCTATTGCTATTGTATCTCAAGGATTTATTGTGTTTAAAGAGCCAACTGCAAAGGGAAAATATATTGACGCTAGATATATAAATGGAGCAAGTCCATATAATCCTAGAATACAATCATTTACACTTGATCAAGCAGTTATTAAATTTGATTTAAAATAATTTAAGATACTCCAATGAAAATTGGAGTATTCAACTATTTATATTAAACAGATTTGGTAATATCAAAAGATTATCTTATATTTAAGAATAAATTAAAAATATGCTATACGTAAAAGTCGACGACAAAAAAGGTGGTATTGAGCGAGCCTTAAAAAAATTAAAAGAAAAATTTAAACGAACAAGAGTAGTTCAAGAAGCGCGCGAGCGAAGTGAATTTCGTAAACCATCTACCGTGCGTCGGAAAGAAAAATTAAAGGCAATTTATAAGCAACAAAAAGCAACCCAGGAACAGAATAACAATTAAATTTATGGCTAAATCAGTTACGGCAAAACCTGCAACGGCTAGAACTCCCAGACAGCCCCGAGCTTCAAAAAATTCAAACCTAGGAACATTCGTAGATGCTATCACCCCTGAGCCAAAAATAGTTCAGGAAGATTTTTTACAGATGGATGTATTAGGAGATTATTTAAAGAAAGCATCTGCAGAACAAAAAGAATGGATTTCACAAATGATGGAAATAACTCTTTCAATTAATAAACAAGAAGAATTTCTTTCATTAGGAGAAAAGGTAGCAATCAATACGCTACGAAAAATGAAAATACTTGTTTAATTCGAAAGAAAATATTATATTTAAGTTATGAGTAAGTATCAATCAACAAAGTTATTTGACGGATTTAGTACCGTATTTCGTCAATGGGCTGCAGAAGGAACTCATTGCAGATTTCTTCACGGCTATGATATAGAATTTCGTTTGACATTTGAAGGTGAATTAGACCATAGAAATTGGGTTTGGGACTTCGGTGGAATGAAGCGTGCGAAAGGCACTATTGATGGTATGAATCCTAAAGCATGGATGGACTATATGTTTGACCATACTACGATTATCGCACCAGACGATCCTGAAATTGATAATTTTAGAGATATGGATGCCAGGGGAGTTGTTCAACTTCGAGTATTAGACGGCCCTGTCGGTGCTGAACGATTTGCACAATTTATATATGAAAAAATTAATCCATTTCTTCTAGAAGAGACTAATGGAAGAGTAAAGCTAACTCAAGTAGAGTTTTTTGAAAATAAACGAAATAGCGCAATTTACATACCAGAATAATGAGTGAAGATAAGTTCAGAGAAGACATTCCATTATTAGCTGATGGGTTTAATGATGCAATCATTGGATATGATATGTATGGCAATCGAGCTGTATATTCAAAATATAAAATGGTTGAAATCTTAATGAAAGATATGAGCGAAGAAGACGCTATTGAATATTTAGCATATAACGTTTGGGGTGCATATGTAGGTGAGCAAACTCCTATATATGTTGATGAAATGGACAGCACTGAATTAATTAACAATTTTTAAATATGAGCTTAAGTAGAATTACAGATTATGATAAAAAATTGCCAATCGTTGAATTGTACTATTGTGTGCAAAGCGAAGGCAGTCGAGCCGGATTTCCAACTGTAGCAGTAAGGACGACAGGATGTACTCATCGCTGCTGGTTTGGAGAAGGAGGCTGGTGTGACTCTTGGTATACGAGTATCCACCCAGAAAAAGGAGGATTTACATTTAACGACATTGTTAAGATGTATGATGACCGTCCAGACATCAAAGAGATGATGCTAACCGGCGGAGCGCCGACAATGCACCCTGCACTAGTAAATGAATTAAGTCACTTTGCAAATGAGCGAGGTATTGTTATTACAATGGAGACTGAAGGTAGTCATTTTCTTGATACTGATTATCCATTAGGATTAATTTCTTTCAGTCCTAAGTTTTCTAATTCAGTTCCTAAATTAGGAGTATTGACCCCTAAAGGCGTCGAGACTGATCAAAAAATGATTGACAAACATAATAGTTTGCGTCTAAATAAAGAAGCAATTAAACAGATGATGGAATACCATACCGACTATCATTTTAAGCCAGTATGTAATCCAACAGAGATGCCTGAGGTATGGGCAGAGATTGAAGCATTCCGAGTTGAAATGGGTATCCCTAAAAACAAAACTTGGATAATGCCTCCAGGTGATAACAGAGAAGAGCTTATCAGAGTATATCCGATGGTATTCGAATTCTGTACAGAAAATGGTTATAATTTTACAGGCCGTGAGCATATCATTGCCTTTGACACAAAAAGAGGAGTATAAAATTTAAAATTTATGGAAAACAAAAATATCAAGCCACTAGGAGATCGAGTTTTAGTTAAAGAATACAAAACTAAAGAAGATAAGAAAACTGCATCAGGAATTATTATTCCAGAGACTGTAACAGCTGATGATGTAAAAATGGGTAAGGTAATTGCCGTAGGAGCTGGGTTGTATACCCAAAATGGAGTATCTATTCCAATGTCAGTAAAAGAAGGAGATGAAGTAATGTTGCCAGCATATGGGCAAGGTCAAGAGATTAAAGTAGGAAAAGAAAAGTATATGCTATACAGAGAGTCTGAGCTATTAGCTGTATTGGTTGAAAATATTCAAATGGAGCTACCTCTTGATTAATTCAAAAGAATTACTTATATTTAAAGAAATAAATAAAAAATGAAGGAACTGTTAAAATACGCTAATTCTTCTATCCCTCGCACAGATGAAGAAAAACAAACAATGATTGAGCATGCTGCGAAGCATTATGGCGAATATATGACTGCATTAGGTATTGATTGGAAAAATGATCCAAATTCGTCAGATACCCCAATGCGCGTTGCAAAAGCATTTGTTAATGACTTAGCTCAAGGTTGTTATGTCGATGCCCCAAAAATTACAGCATTTGATAATTTAGACAAATATGATGGAATTGTATTTCAAGGAAATATTGATGTTAAATCATTTTGTTCTCATCATCATTTGCCTTTTGTTGGGTATGCACATGTAGCGTATATTCCTTCAGAAACAGGTAAAGTTATTGGATTATCTAAATTAAATCGTATTGTAGAATACTTTGCTCGCAGACCTCAGGTGCAAGAAAACCTTACTATGCAAATTCATGATTATATTAATGAAGTCTGTGAAGGTAATAAAGGCGTAGCAGTAATGGTAGCTGCGAACCATATGTGTGCTTGTGTAAGAGGAGTGCGCCATGATTCTACAATGATGACTTCGAAGATGTCAAAAGCATTTTTAGAAGACGCTGCTGCAAGAAATGAGTTTTATCGTTTTGTAGACAAATTAGATTCAAAATGACACCGGAAGAACGATTAGAGCGACTAAATCTATTTTTAGTAATGGCTAATCAGCTTCCATCCGCAAAAAATACAATTGACAATATTTTGCGTGTAGTACGTAAATATGATTTACCAAAACACGTAGATAGGGAGTTTATTTTTGATTGCTTAATTGCTTATTATCAGTCCACTGAAAAATACGAAAATTGTGCTGAATTGCTTAAGTACAAGTTAGATGTGGATCGTAAAAAAAGAATTACAGTTAAAAAATTAACTCGGCAAGACCTTCGAGATCTTCGA